GTTCCAAGTATTTGCAACTGCCAACACCAAAGGTAAAGGCAGCGACGACGGACGATTTATTGGAACCAATGTGCTTAACGAAGCATTCCTTGAGAGATTCCCAGTTACCTTTGAGCAAGAGTATCCTAGTCCTGCTATCGAAGCAAAAATTCTGAGTAAGATCTGTAGTAATGATGAGTTCGTCGCTCGTTTAGTCGATTGGGCTGACATCATCCGCAAGACCTTCTACGATGGTGGTATTGAGGAAATCATTAGCACTCGCCGTCTAGTTCACATTGTTCGTGCTTATTCAATCTTTGGTGATAAAGCAAAAGCAATCCAAGTTTGCATCAATCGTTTTGATGATGAAACAAAGCAAGCATTCCTAGAACTGTATGACAAGGTGGATGCAGACTTTGTGATGCCCATTGACGAGGAGGTAGCATCCTGATATAATGATGACAAACTCTTGGTCCTTTATGTTTGATGAATTGAAAATGACTAATCAAGACCTTTTTCAAGAAGATGTTGCACTAACTCGTGAAGAGAGAATTGCAGAAGAGAAGGATGTCATGTTTTATTATGGGGAGGATAATGGTATGGAATCTTTCAACCTTGACATGGATTCTAATCGTTACAAGTATAGTGAGAATGTTATTCTCAAAGAACTGAAAGATTATATTACTGGCACATACAATCAGCACTATTCTGCTGGTGATGATAAGATTCAAACTCTGGATCTAATTGAAGCATGTGGAGACGGTGAGTCATTTTGCCGCTCTAACATTCTCAAGTATGCCTCTCGTTATGATAAGAAAGGCACTGCACGTCGTGACATCATGAAGATCTTGCATTATGCTGTGCTTCTGATGCATTTTAACGACAAGAATGCAAAACGTGAAATCTACCCTCAGTGATGAAAATCCGAACTCGTATGAAACTCTCCGATAATACTCTTTCCCTGCTCAAGAACTTTTCTTCTATCAATCAGTCTATCCTGTTCAAGAAAGGGAATACTCTTCGCACCATTAGTGTGATGAAGAACATTCTGGCAGAGGCAACAGTCACAGAAGACTTTGCCAAAGACTTTGGTGTTTATGATCTCAACCAGTTTCTAAATGGTCTTGGTCTTCACTCCAGCCCTGAACTTGATTTCGGTAACGATGGTTATGTTGTTATTCGTGAAGGTAGGTCTAGGTCAAAGTATTTCTTTGCTGACCCTAGCGTCATTGTGACCCCTCCAGAAAAGAGTATTGAACTTCCTAGTGAAGATGTTTGCTTTGAACTTAGCACTGAGCAACTGGACAAACTGTTGAAAGCAGCAGGTGTCTATCAACTGCCTGACCTTTCTGCCGTAGGTGAGAATGGTGTGGTTAAATTGGTTGTTCGTGATAAGAAGAACGATACTTCTAATGACTATGCTGTGGTTGTTGGCGAGACCGACAAAGAGTTCATGTTTAACTTCAAAGTGGAGAACATCAAGGTTCTTCCTGGAACTTATGAAGTTGTCGTGTCACAAAAACTTTTGTCTCGTTTCACTGCTAAGAACCACGATCTGACCTATTATATTGCTCTGGAACCAGATTCAACATTTGAGTGAGAACTCATGAACATCTTCGTCACAACTCCTGATCCCCACATGTCTGCTCAGGTTCTTCCTGACAAACATGTGGTCAAGATGCCTTTAGAGACATGTCAGATGCTCTCTATCATATATTCTTCTTGGTATTATGACTGGGGTCCTATTCATAAAATGAATGGTGAACCATACGCCACCAAGAAAGGTGCCTTTCGCAATCATCCCTGCACTAAGTGGGCAGCAGACTCAGTATTTAATACTGCTTGGTTGATTCAACATGGATGTGCCCTTGCTCATGAGTACTGGCATCGATATGGAAAAATTCATTCATGTTCTAAAACATTGCTTGAAGCAAAGAGGATGTTCCAAAATGTTGCTGGTCAAGCAATAACCTGCCACTCTATGGCAGATAACTTTGCCCGCGCTATGCCTGATGAGTTTAAATTTGACACAAGCATCGATACTTTTACTGCTTACAAAATGTATATTTCGTCCAAACCTTGGGTTGCATCTAATTATCTTCGTGACGAATCCAGAAAACCGGATTGGGTATAAATGAAACATATCCTTTTCACATTGAAAGGTTGCCCATTTGAACTGCTTGATGACAGAGAGTTTATTCGGATGCTTTTGTATAAAGCAACAAAAGAATGTAAGGCAACTTTATTACATCTCGCTGCTCATAAATTTGAACCTCAAGGTGTAACTGGATTTGCATTGCTTGCTGAGTCCCACATTAGTATTCACACTTGGCCTGAAAATGGCATGGCAGTATGCGATGTCTTCACCTGTGGGGATACCGCTATGCCAGAAATTGGTGTAGAATATATGAAACAGCAGTTGAAAGCAACTGACATTGTTTCTCATGAATTTGTTCGTCCTTTGGAATGATTATGCGAGATGAATTTCTCTGGGTTGAAAAGTATCGACCCAAAACAATTGAAGACTGTATTTTACCAACAAGTATTAAGAAGACTTTCCAAGACTTCCTAGATAAGGGAGAGGTTCCCAATCTGTTACTGGCAGGTCCTGCAGGTTGTGGTAAAACTACAGTAGCAAAAGCACTATGTAACGAACTGGGAGTAGATGTTTATGTCATTAATGGATCCGATGAAGGACGCTTCCTTGATACGGTCAGAAATACTGCAAAGAATTTCGCTTCGACCGTATCACTTCAAGCAACTGGCAAACCCAAAGTCATCATCATCGATGAGGCTGATAACACAACAAACGACGTACAGCTCCTACTTAGGGCGTTTTGTGAGGAGTTTCATGGGAACTGCAGGTTTATCTTTACCTGCAACTACAAAAACAAAATCATCGACCCTCTCCACTCCCGTTGTGCCGTCGTTGAATTTTCAATCAGAGGAAAAGAAAGACAAGAACTCGCCGCCCAATTCTTCAAGCGACTACAAACCATCCTGGATCGAGAGAGTGTTAGATATGAGTCAAAGGTACTTGTCGAACTTATCAACAAACACTTCCCTGATTGGCGACGTGTCCTCAATGAATGTCAGAGATACTCGTCAGGAGGACAAATCGACACAGGTATTCTTGCCCATTTTTCCGACGTAAAAGTAAATGACCTCATCAAAAAACTCAAGGAAAAAGACTTTTCTGAGGTACGCAAATGGGTCGTTTCTAATCTGGATAACGATACTTCTGTACTCCTTCGCCGCATCTATGATGCTTTATATGATGCCCTTAGCAACTCTAGCATTCCTGCTGCTGTGCTTGTTCTTGCTAAGTATCAGTACCAATCTGCTTTCGTTGCTGACCAAGAAATAAACATGCTTGCATGTCTAACCGAAATTATGGTGGAGTGTGAATTCAAATGAAAACAATTATTAAATCTGGCACTACAGTCAGAATTAAGAAGATTTCAAAACTTATTGTAGAAAGTAATCCAATTGGAACTATTTTCAAATCTAGGAATCTTTCATTAAAAGTTCAATCAATTATTGGTGAGAAAGATCTTTATTATTTTTATGAATCATATGATTCACGTCCTCATGTTAGTAAAGGTGAAACTCAGGTCGAATGGCAAATGAAAGAATTAGAACTTTGTGGTATGGTTGAAAGAATTATGCCTAAAGTTTGGGAAAAAATTATTTGATACTGTATAAATTCAAATGAAAAAATCTAGACAAAATAAATCCAGAATGTATTATTACTTCTGGAGTGCTATGACTATTAGTGTTTTCCTGGGACAACTTTATGTTGGAACTGGATATCGAGTTCTTCATGAAAGTGTGCAAGAACTGCTTGGTAAAGTTGATGGAGTGCTTCTTCACTCATCACCTGATAATAAATCCGACTTTCTATGAAGTCTTATAAAACACCACTTCGTTATCCTGGCGGCAAGTCTCGTGCTTGTGTTAAAATGGATATGTACATCCCTGACCTAAGGGATTATAAAGAGTATCGTGAACCTTTTCTGGGTGGTGGATCTGTAGCGATTCATATTACAAAAAAATATCCACATCTAAATGTATGGGTAAATGACCTGTATGAACCACTAGTCAATTTTTGGAAAACCTTACAGGATGATGGTGATGCTCTTTACGAACAACTTCAAGAACTGAAGTCCAAACATCCTGACCCAGTATCAGCAAAAGATTTATTTCTAAAATCAAAGGACACTATAAATGAAAGTGATCAATCCAATTTATCTCGTGCTTGTAGTTTCTACATTATTAACAAGTGCTCTTTTTCTGGTCTCACTGAATCAAGCTCCTTCTCAAAGCAAGCGTCAGATAGCAATTTCTCGATGCGTGGAATTCATAAACTCCCTGGATACACGAAACTAATTGAGAACTGGAAAATCACTAACGGTCGTTATCAACAACTTCTTACAGATGATAAAACCACATTTACATATCTAGATCCCCCATATGAAATTGGTTCTAACCTTTATGGTAAGAAGGGAAATATGCATAAGGGTTTTGATCATGATGGTTTTGCTACCATCTGTGATAGGTTTATTGGACCTCAACTCATATCTTACAACTCATCTCAACTTATTAAAGATCGATTTAAAGAATACCAAGCAGGTGAGTTTGACTTGACTTATACCATGCGTTCAGTTGGTGAATACATGCGTGAACAAAAAGATAGAAAAGAATTATTGCTATACAACTATGGAATTAAAGGATTGGTTGAACTCAATTAACTTTACCAAAGAAGACCTCTCAGAAGATATCAAAACATATCCTCCATATATTATCAATCGTTGTTTATCAGGACATCTAGATTGTGTGATGTTTGCTAATGAGATGAATAAGCATCATTTCTTAGATAAAGATATGCAATATTCATTTTATCTAAATACTTTGAGGAAAAGAAAGAGATTTTCTCCCTGGCTCCGAAAGGATAAAGTCACGGATCTAGAAAGCATCAAAAAATACTATGGTTATAGTAATGAAAAAGCGTCTCAAGCTCTGAAAATCCTGACTAAAGAACAGATTAATTTTATTAAACAACGACTTGATACTGGAGGAATGTAATGACTACAACCATGGAACCAGAAGTTCATTGGTCTCAAGACCAAATGGTAGAAGTCGTCCTTAATGAACCAGATGATTTTCTGAAAGTTCGTGAGACGCTGACACGCATTGGAGTTGCATCCCGTAAGGAGAAGAAACTCTATCAGTCCTGCCACATCCTGCACAAACAGGGTAGATATTTTATTGTTCATTTTAAGGAACTATTTGCCCTGGATGGTAAGCACGCCAACCTAACTGCAAATGATGTCCAAAGACGCAACCGTATTGTCCGCCTTCTAGCAGACTGGGGATTGATCTCTGTGGTCAAACCAGACTCTGTAACTGACATTGCACCCCTGAACCAAATTAAAGTCCTGGCATATAAGGATAAATCGGATTGGGTTCTTGAGCAGAAGTACAATATCGGAAAGAAAAGTAAGCAGCAAGAGACTGAATGAGTATAATTGTTATTCTCTTTCTAGCAGTGGTGGTGATGACTTCATACGGTATTTACATATCGTTTGGACCACCATCCAAAAAACTAGATGATACATTTGACGAGCACGAACACTAAATAAGTTGTGTCTTTCGTGCGGCACACTCTACAATCGGAACACCCGCGACCCCTTGACAGGGGTCTTTTTTTATGTTATAGTTTGTTCGTTGACTTACTCAACTTACTATGACTATTACTGACAATGG